AAATCATCAGTAGCAATTTCCATCCAAGATTTAATCTTTATACTAATTCCTTCAGTAGAGTGAATTAATTTAATTGTTACTGGATTCTGTAGTATAATTAATGGATCTCCATCATTCTCATCAATAGAAACTAATGATAAGATTTCCTCATTAGAAGTAAGTTTTAATACTGCGTAGAACTCTTCTCCCATTAGTTTTTAAAAGGTATGTTTACAATTTCATAGTTAAAGTTTTCTTCATTATAGATTTTTATCCTTTCAATTAAATGATTAAGTGTATAATTCTTTCTAGACTTATAACTTATATCATCAGCAATATCATATAAAGTTGCTTTTGTTTTATTATTACCTTTTCTTAATACACGTCCAATTGATTGAAGGTTTCTGATTCTAGATTTACTAGGTGAGGCGAAAATAACATTATGAAGATTTTTGATATTAATTCCCGTACTGAATGTTCCATAAGATGCCACGATAATTGCATTATTTTCCTTTTCTGTAATTTCCCTAATCTTTTCACGATCTTCAGTATCAACTCCTCCGTGAACAAAAAAGACCTGACGATTATCAGACTTTTCATTATTTATCATTTCATATAATGGTTGTCCGTGACCTTCTACTCTTGCAAAAAGAATAAGTGTATTTCCTTTTAAGTCTAAAGAAAGATTTTTAATAAACTTATTTCTTTTTTCGTGATTTATGATATATTGAACTTCATCCTCAAAAGTCTCAAACTTATTTGGTGAGTGTTTCAATAAAAGAACATTAATATCAAGAGTTGCTACGTGACCCTTTTTCATTAATTCATCAGTCTTAATAATCTTATAAGAAGGTCCAAATAATCCCTCTAAAACCCATTTATGAGTCTGAGAACCATCTAATGTTCCTGTAAATCCAAAGCGATATTTACAATCAGAAAGCTTTGTCATTATAGATACTAATGACTTAGACTTGAATTGATGTGCCTCATCCCCAATCACAACATTAAATCTTGAGAAGTATTGTCTGGGGAGTTTGTAAATAGATTGCCAAGTTGATACAATTACTTGAGATTCTGTTTCTCTCTCCTTTCCACCATAAATCTTGTGGCAATATGAACCCACATCAAAACCGTAATCTTCAAAGTCTTTATACATCTGCTCTACAAGCGATGTCGTTGGAACAATTACAAGAATATTTTTGTCTTTCTCAACATAATATCTCACAATTGAATATATCATCAATGACTTTCCAGAAGCAGTTGGAGATATCAATAATTTTCTATTATGTCTTAATGCGTCGTATACTCCCTCAACTTGATAGTCTCGGGGAGAATACTTGCAGATAGAATTCATATAATCTTTTACACCTTCCTTTGAGATCATTCCATTGACCTCGAAGGGAAGACCATAAAACTTATTCTCTAAAAACTCATAAGTGTAGTCGTGATCCTTACAAAACTGAACTACACGATCCAAAAGTCCAATATAAATTTCTTGAGTATTTACATTGAACAAATAAATTTTTCCATCCCACCATTTGTTTTTATATGATGGTGAAAACTTTGCATTTGGTACTTCAAACTGAAATGCATCTCTCAATTCATAATAAATGTGAGGTTCTGCTTGAATACGAAGATAAACCTCATTTTTCTTAGAAATAATCAAATGTGACATATACCCATAATGCATCTATGGGTATTTATTCTCTTAATTATATCCTGAAGTAAACTGCATAAACTCTATAGAGTTTTTTATTTGGTAAGACCGATTAGAAATCATCTTAATAATATCTTCAAGAAACTTGAGCATCACATTATAATACCTAACTTTCAAGTCTATTTCATTTAACTTCTTATCGGCGTCTAGGTGCCTCTGTAAGGCGTCTTTATCTCTTACCTTATATGGGAAGGGTTCTTCTGCATAAACCTCTGCTGGTGCCTTTCCTGAGTAGTAGTTATATCGTTCTAATCTAACCTTATTGTATGTTTCTCTTGCTCTTTCTCTTAATAGAGAAATGGTGTTATATAAGGTATAATACTTTGAATGAAGTTGAGGTATTTTTAATGATTCATCGTGTAAATTATCAGGATCAATGACAGAATCTTTTTGCCACATTTCCTGAATAGTTTCCAAATTCATAGGGGATTCCCGTCTGTTCCTAATATAGTGTATAAAGTATACTTGAAAATTACATCTGCTGTAAAGTAGTTTATGTCAGTATCAGATGCCTCAAAATTGAGAGATGATAATGATACTGGAAATAAATCCTTAAATTTTACAATGGCAACATCTCTATAATTGCTATTCAATATATGTAAACTTCCATCACTAAATTGCTCTAATAAATCTCTAGTTCCATTTTCATTAGTTGTTAAATTTTTAAAACTTTCAGTAGAATCTGGATATCCAAGACCAACTAACCAATTATGAATTGCCATATAATTAACAAGATTTTCATCAACTAAAAATCTTAATTGAAAATCTCCATATTCTATTTTGTCTCCTGGAACATCAACATCTTTTAAGTATGATGGTTGAATGGCAGTTCCAAGTGTAATGTCAGGTATTCTTGCGGAATTGCAAAAAAATGCAACTTTTGGTTCTTTTGCTAAAGTGAACTTAAAACCAACTGGTGATAAAAAATTTCTATTGTTTATCTGCTTATCAAATGCCGTTGCCATTTTTTATTTTTATTTATTGCATAAAAAAAAGGAGTCCGAAGACTCCTTTTGGAAATTATGTGATTTATAGATCACATTAAGTTGAGAACACGAACTCTCTGGTAGTAGCGGTTTACACCTGCCTTCAGGCGACCAGTATCGGTGTCATTGGTTCCTTCAGCGAAAGGATTAGCAACAATACCATATCTGGTCTTAAATCCAATTTTTGGTTGGAAAGTGTTCTCACCAACGGCACGAACCATTTGGAGAGGAACATAAGGGCAGTAGAAAAGACCAGCATCATAAGGAGAAGAACCCTTATAACCGACAACATAATACTGCGAACCATCTGCAGTGGAATTAGCAGAATATGGGTCAATGTATACGCGATACTTACCTGCAAGAATACCAGCAAAGGTATTACCAGTGTCATCAACATTCAGGTTTGCATTGAGTGCAGGAGTGTAGTCAAGAACACCTGCCATCGTGAGAGCAGAAGCAACATCAGCAGAGCAAAGGATCATATTGCCCTTCCCTCTACGAGTTCTCTGAGCAATGCGGTTTGCATCTCTTTCGATCTGGAAAATCAGACCCTTGAACTTCTCAACGCTCCAGCGACCGTTAGAATCAACATCAAGGTCGAATACACCATTTGTAGCAACATTGGTCTGTGCGCCCGACTCAGCGACCTTATAGATCGTTCTGATGACTTCACGGTTGATCTCTGCAAGAATCTCAGTAGAGAGAATATTTGCGAGTTCAGCTTCTGCATTAAGACCGTGAATTGCCTTCAGATCCTGAGCGAGTTCAAGACTGTATTCTGCTTTCAGAGCACGACTCTTTGCAGTAACAGTGACTTTCTCGATCGAGAAAGCCATTTCATTGAAGTCATTATTGGTTTCACCAAGACCTTCAGCGATCTCGGTGTCCATACCGCGACCAACGCTATAAGTGCTGGCATCAGCATTAGGATCGAGAACACCTGGATTGGAACCCTGTTGTCCGGTAGTACCGAAACCAACAGCAGCGCCATCAGAACCAGCAACATAACCACTGGAAACTGCATCATTACCTTCTCTCTGTGCAGAGAATGCAGTATCTGCTTCGTTGAAGAATGCTTCGGTTCCGTTGTTTGCACTGTAACGGGAGCGCATCGCAAAGATAAGTCCAGTAGGACCATTCATTGGTTGAACACCTGCAAGGTCATATGCGACCAGGTTAGGCATTGCACGTCTGATCAAAGAAATCAGAACAGGGTCAAAACCTTGAAGTGCTCCTGATGCACTACCACTCATACCTGCGGTAGAAGTGGATGAGGTGGTGAAGTTAGTTGGTGCCTCAGAGAGGAATGCACGCTCTTCGCGCATAGACTGCTCTTGGTTTTCTAACAGGACTGCGGTGACAGCTCTACGATGTGAATCTTTAATAGGATCCAGACCTTCGTAGTCTAGTAGTGGACTCCACTTCTCCTGCAGAACATCTGTATTGTACATCTGCATTTGTTTTTACCTTAGAATTGTTTTTTGTTTGACTATAATATTTAAATCAGTTTTTAGAAGCTCTTGATAATGTATCAAGATAAGATTGCATCATTGGGGAAACCGATTCATTGATCTGTTCCTCATATGATACTTCTTCGGACAAATTTTCTGTCTCACTTCTTTGAGCACTGACATTAGTTGGGAAATATGATTCCCTAAGAGAGGTCAGTTTCTCACGATAGTTCTGCTCACTATCAAACTCAACATTTTCGGCAAGAGAAGCGAGTTTTTCTTTTTGTGAAAGTGCAAGACCCTCACAAACATCGGAGAAGATTACATCAGCAACCGACTCAGCTAATCTTTGATTAAGAGCAATATTTCTTTCGATTTGCTCGTTGAGTTTATCTTCCATTTCATCAAGTTTTTCTACCATAGTATGGAGTACATCATACTTTTCTTCAGGGATTGTTACATAATGTTCTTCAAAAAGATTCTTCATTCCCATAAGGAATGATTCGGTCATTTCTGTCTTAAGTCCCTGTTCAACGGCGAGTTGATTTTGATTCATCCACTCATCTGCAACATACTCAAGATAAGAATCAACTCTGCTGGTCAACTCTTCCTTAATAGTAATAACCTCTTCCTCAAGAGATTTTTCATACTGTTGGACGAGTTCTTCTTTAATCTCAGAAACTTTTGCGTTAATAGCAGTCTCAAAAATAGTACGTGCTTTTTCTTGAAACTCTTCAGAAAGTTCTTCACCTTGAAGAAGAGCATTTACATCTTCCTCAATGTCATATTCAACCACAGTAGTTTCTTCGTCTTCAGTATCTTCTTCAGTAAGTTCTTCTTCAGAAGAATCAAGAACTTCATCATCTTCTTCTTGTTCAGAAACTACCTCACCTTCAGGTTCTTCCTCTTCCTTTGCAGGATTTGACATAGAAGGCATTGGTTCAGCAGGTTTTGCTCCCTTATTCACAATATCCTTAACGGATGCGATTTTGGGTTCATTAACCTTCGCGGAATCATCATCAGATCTATAGTTTTCTGGAGTAGGACCGCCGAGATCTTCCCATTCGCCAGTTTGTCCTGGTGTAAAAACACCTGAAGCATTGCTTCCGGACTGTGGCATTGGTTCAGCTGCAGCAGCACCTTTAGTTACTACGTTTTCCATTTCTTGTAAATTGCTACCAACGGACATTTGATTTAATATTTTTTGTATTAATCTATATTTATTTATAATTTAACAAATTAGAGTGAGTTAATAAACTCATTAAAGAGTTCAAGTTTTCTTTCTTGATACTCTTTGGTTTCAACTAAACGATTTACTTTCTTTTGAGTTTTCTCAATCAACCAATGATTTCTAGAAGCATCATAAATCCACTCAACCCCCTCCATAATCCCCTGGACGAATGCATCAGGAGCAGAAGGATCTGCAACAATATCAGCGGCAGTTGCCAACATAAAATCTTCACCAACAATCTTATGACCCTCATTAGTCATTTTAAGTGATCCTACGCCGCGAGAAGAAACACCAAGACAAACTCCTTCACCAATGAGTGACTTTGCAATTTTTCCCATAGGTGTATCAAGAAGTTGTGCTTTTCCAATAAAATTGGATCCCTCACAATTTAGTGATACGATTTTATGAGATACACGATCAAGATTTACAGTTGGACCATCGGGGTGTCCAAGCTCTCCAAGAGCACGTCCCTTTGCAATAAAGTTTTCAGTATATCGCTTAACTTCTCTTGAAAGAGTTTCCATAGGATACATTCTTCCATTACGATTGCAAATATCACCTTGAAGAAAAATACCCTCAATGTACATCTTTTTAGATGCACCTTTACCTTCAGTAATAAACTTTACTTTTGATACTTGTTCCGTAATGAGTTTCATTTAATTATCCTGTAAATCCTACTTTGTTTGCTTTAACGGATGTTGAAGATGCCCAAATAACATAACTTGCTGGTTTCTCAAGAAACTCAACGTGAGATTGGGGCATAGTAAAAGAAACCGTATCTGCAGCACCAACAGTACTTGCCATACTTACAGTTGCAACTCCAGTTTCACCATTAAATAACCTAACAACGGTTGCATTAAAAATATTATTTCCTGGAGAAGTTCCTAATGCAACTTCATCACCGATTAATAATGTTCTTGCCATTATTCTTCATCCTCTACTGAATTTTCATTACCAAACAATGAGGATGCAACATCTGTTCTATAATCATCAATTCTTTCAGATGCTTTGGCATACAAAACATCTTTAATTTTGTCAGTAATATCTGATGCTGGCGATTCTGAACCAATCAAGTTTACAATTTCTTCCATAAAACTTATAATATCTATATTCTTATTTATACTTAAGTATCTTTCAGACCTTTTTCCTGAGTAATTTGAGCATCAGATTCTAAATCTGGTTCTTTAGGAACATCTCCAATCATATTTGTTTCTCCACCTGCAGGTAATGGTTCTCCAGTAATTGGATCAATAGCATTAGGATCTGGAATAGTTCCATCTTTTATTTCTTTTTCAATTTGTAGATTCATTTCAATAATTTCAGAATCTGTCTGCCTTAGAACTTTACGACGAACCCATTCTGAAGAATAATATTTTCCAATATAAGGTTCTATTGTTGCAAGTATTCCAAGTCTTTCATTCAGCAATTCTGATTCTTTTAATTCTGCAAATTGATTATCATAAAGAAAATCATATTGAATATGATCACTAATTTTTTCCCAGTCTTCTGGAGATACTATATTTTTAAGAATTAATTGAGTCTTAAGCATATCACTAAACATTTGAGCAAATCTCTTTCTCAAACGACCAACAAACTTCGCAAACTTAAGTTCATCTCTCAAAATCTCTGATGATCTTCCAAGATTAAATCCACCATCGGCGGCAATTCTTGATTCTGGAACTCCAAGTGCTCTATAAAGTTTCTTTTGGAAATACTCAATATCAGTCAACTCCCCAAGATTTTGTCCTCCTGGAAGAGTGGAGATTTCTGTTCCCCTACCACCTTCACGACGAGGAAGCCAGAAATCTTCAAGCATACTCATAAACTTTTTATCATCACGAACTTCACCAGTATTTGCATCATATACCAGTTTATTTCTATATCTCATCATAACATCACGAAGATATTGTTCTGCCTTTATTTTAGGAAGATTTCCAACATCAATATAAAAGATTCTTCTTTCAGGAGCACGGGATAATCTGTAGATTACAAGAGAATCTTCAATCATACGAAGTTGATTAAGTGCCTTAATCGCCTTATGGAGATATGAAAGTACAGTTCCCTTATTTCTATCAATAAGACCTGAAGTGCAATATGTAATTGCATCTTTCGCTATTTTAGTTCCTTTAATTCCTCCAGAATGACTTAAAGTTCCAGTGGGATAATTTGGTTTTGGAGTATATATAAAATATTCCTCAATTTCTGGCGACAAAACATTATTTTCACCATCTTTTCCAGAAATTCTTGCAGATAATAAATCCGCTTTATCTTTTTTCTTTTCTTGACGCACAAACCTCATTTTCATTGGATCAATATATCTTAATTCCTTGATCCCCTCTTGAGGTTTTTTTAGGTCAATAACTTTATGGTAAAATAATCGACCATCAACATACCAATTTCTAAAAATTTCGTGCGATTTTTTATCAAAATCTAAAAGTTCTTTAATATACCTAAATTCTTTACGAATTGCTTCTTTTAATTTATCTGTCGCATTAAGATTTGATAATTCAATTTCAATTGGAGAATCATAAAGATCACTAACAAGTGCTTCATTAACTACATCTTCAATGGCACCATCACACTCTGGGTGAAGTGCCATTTCTCTATATCTTTTTAAGAGATCAAATTCAGTTCGATATACACCCTCAATATCTACATATGATCCATAAAATCCACTAGCAATATAATTATCAACCCCGTCCTCATTATTTTGAGGAACGGGGGAAACTATAGATTTAGATTTTTTTTCCTTATCCTCAAGTGAAAAACCGAAAAGTTTTGCCATATTATAAATCTAGTAATCTGTATTTTTACTATTTAGCTGATGTCTTCACCACCAGATTGAGATCCAGTTCCTCTAAATGCTTCCCAATAATGAACTTGCATTTCTACAGTAAATTCTTGAATAGTATCAGTTGTTTCATAATTAAGATCAATTGTAGAAATATTTGTTGGGAAAACATCCCAGAACTTATAAGATCTTAAAACAGAACCATCACGATCCAATTGTTTTACAATAGCATCTTTTTGATAATCTGCTGGATTTGTAAGACCAGTAGCATCTGTCATTTTATTAATAGTATTCATCCACTTCTCAAATGCTGAACGAATTGAAAAGTCAACATCATTAATGACTGTGATTGTCCAAGTCTCAAAAGTTCTATCACCAGCAACTTTTAGGATACGTCCCCTAAATGGAACATCAATTGGAGCAATAGTAGATGCTGGCAGAGCAGCAGCTTTTACCAAGAACCTTGACTTTTGCAAAACATCATTATCCACACGTACAGCATCTGGAAATGCTAATTCAACCTCAAAGAGATTGTTCCTTGCACCACCACCAGATAATTTACTCTTAAAATCACTGATTGTTCTTACTGGTGAGGTATTTACTTGTTGACGACTAGGCATAGTTCTTTAAACCTCTAAATTAAACGTTACCGATTACTTCTTCAAATGAAACACCAGTTCTGGTGGCAACAAAGGTAAGACCAATGAAGTTGATTGATCTTTGTGGTTTGATAAAGATGTCAGCCACAAACTCATTATTATCTATCACAGCAGCAGTATTATTTGTTTCATCACAAATAACAACATAATCTTGAATACCTCTCTTAGCTTGAACATCGCGCAAGAAAGGTTCAACAATATTTACAAAGTTTGTTCTAGTAATTTCATCATTAAACTCAAATAATTGATCTCTTGCTGCTGAAGAAATTGCATCTTCAAGATAGATAAAGAGGCGACGAACATTAATTCGATCAAATGCTGATGATTTAGCAAGTCCAGTTTTATCACCAAAAAGGATAATTCCAGATCCTGGTGAGAAAATAACTGGATTGATTCTATTGGAATAAAGTCTATCTCTTTGAATTTTGGAAGGATTATAAGTCAGTTTAATTGCATTAAGAATTGCTCCTCTGGTTGTTCCTGCTGGTGAGAACCAAGGGAAGTTATCAATATCATTTCTTGCACAAAGACCTGCCATATCTCCGTTTAATGGGATATATCTGAAGGTGTTTGAGAATCTATCAAACATATACTTATATCCACTATCAAATACTGCATAAGACGAAGAAGTAATTGGTGCATAAAAACCAATGACATTATCTGTAATAGTTTCATCACTATTAACAGTAACACTTCCCGCAATTGTATCGGTCAAAAATGCTTCTCTATAAGGAGAAATAAATGCAATAGCATCTTTTCTTATATCTGCTACAGCAATTAATTTATTTGCAAGTGCTTGTGCAATTTCTTTTCCATAATTTGCAGAACCCATAATTAAGAAATCAATAGAATAATTTTCAGTATTCTCAAAAATACCATATCCATTCACAAGTTTAATGAGATCTGCTTGAAGAGCGCCAGTTGCACTAATATCAGCAGTTCCATCATAATTCTTACCATTTGCAAGAACTAAATCTTGCTTGCCAGAAGCAGCAAAAATAACTCCTTCGGCATCTTGATCCCATCCAGTATCTGTTTGGAGATTAAATGATGTCGTAAATCCAGTCGTTGTTACTCCAGATGGTTCAGAACCACCAAAAATATATTGAGAATTTGCTTTGAGATAAGATCTCCAATAAGATGGAGTTCCTAATGAAAACTCTGCATCTTTTGCTTTAGAAAGTCCAAGATGCTTTTCAAGGATAGTTCCAGTATTACCAGTAATTTTTCCTTCACCATCAATTACTACAACGTGAACTTCATCAAATCTAGATCCTCTGTCTGTAGCATATTGTGAAGTTCCTGGACGATCTGCAATGGTATTCCACTTCAGTGTTTGAGTTGTAGTTGTTCCCCCAACAGTACTCGTTGAAATTGCTACTGTTTGCTGATCAAACCAGTCATTTTCTCCAGTTAATGTAGTGGATCCGAAAGATGTTGACTGGCCTGTAGTATGAATAGCAATACTTCCAGTTCCACTGAAAGCATAGATCCCAGATTGTTGATAATCAACAACTGTTTCTGTATTTCCAGAGGAAACGTGAGAAAGAACTTTTACATAAACATTAGTTCCATCAACTTCAGTAACTATTCCTTTCAAGTATCCATCAAGAACTGAAGTAGTTCCTGCACCTGGCAATACTGATGATATTGCTTGAGTTACACCCATTCCAACTGAAATTTCTTGCCCAAGTCCAGATGTGGAGATTCCAGTCAGAATCTGATCTGCCTTAGCATCAATTAACCCAACTCTAATCCCATTTGCCCAAGATCCTGGGTTTTTTGCAATTACAGTTCTTCCAGTAATTGTATTTTCATCATACTGAAGTTGTTCATAGTGTTCAACACTCTTAATTTTAATTGATGATCCAGAACTTACTGCATTATAAAGATTATCATCATCAGATCTTACTACTCTAAGTTGTCCACCATATGCAAGATATGATGATGCAACCATCCAATGCTCATAATGCTTATCATTACCGTATGGTTTGCCAAAATTATCTAACAAATCTTTTTCAGATCCAACTGTTACTGGTAAGTCAACAGGACCTTGAGCAAAAGGTGCTACAATCCCACCAAACTTATCAGAAGTTGGATCAACTCTTCCTACTGTAAGGTCAACTTCTCTTACTCTGATTCCAGGAGATGCTAAATTTAATGGCATCTTTTTTTCCCTCGCAATCCAAATTTATCTAGAAATATTTATGAAAAGGTTTATTTTGAGTGGGGAAATGATACGCGAACACTACCAATCAGGATACTCCCATTTAGATTTCATAACAAACTTTCTATTTTTCTTTATTCTTTCTATTGTACATACTTTACATTCATAAGAATATGCAGATGGTAAAGAACCTCTGTCTTTATGAGTT